ATGTACAAGAATGACAATAGAAAGAGGATATGAATTATTTTCTACGGCAACAACAAATGTTGCTCTTTCTGTCAATTATAATTATAATAGATTATTTGTAAATAATATTGGTCAAAATATGTGCTGGATATGCGTAAATGATACAAATGTAAATCATGGGGATTTCGGGGTAAGAATTATGTTTTATGATTCACCTCCAGTGATTAATGACTTTGATATAGAAAGAGGTTTCTCTTATGTATCAAGTGCCGCTTATTGGGAAGCAGGGGACTTTTTTACAATGAAGGATAATAGGCGTATAACAAAAGGTTGTGCTCGTGGTAAAGTAAGGGGTATGTAATTTTAATTTTATAATAGAAAGGTTTTTTTTATGGAAGTAATGCGAACTAATAATGTTGATCCGCTTGTGATAACTTTTCCATTAGTTGATCCGGATACTGATGGCCATGTTATAACTGATGTTTTAGCGACTGCCGATGTTAAATGTAGTTATTGGAATGGTAGTGCTTGGGCTGATGCAGATTTAACAGGGGGTAAATTAACAGTTGGCAGATTGAATGCTGTCAACACTGCTGGACATAAAATAACAATTGCAAAATCCGCATTCACTAATTTAAATACTGATTACCCTATATTTGTTTCAATTATTGATGCAACTGCAACAAAAGTATATTTAGATACTGCATTCAATGTGTATGTTGGAAAGAGTGATGTTAATTTAACGGCTATAGATGGTGCTGTTATTAATGATTTATTTTTAGAAAGTAACGTACCTCCAGTAGTAAATATACCTGCAACAAGTAATAAGGTAATACCGTTTACATTTAATTTAACAGATATTATTGGTACTCTTGCTGATCCTGATAGTAATGAATTAGCTATACAAACAAGATTTGTAAACTCTGGAAGTAATTCTACTGCTTTATATGATGATGAAGCAATGACTACCCCAGCGACAGGATCGAGTACTTTTTCACCGAATTATTATAAAGCAGTGAAGCAAAGTACTGGTTTATATAAATTATATTTAAAGGTAGCAAGTACTGATGTTATAAATAGTGTTGTTTTAACTATCCAATATAAAATTGCAATATTGACGAGGACATATTATAAACAATTTTCATTAATTCCTGCTGCATCAAGTGAATTATTATTAACAGATAATAGTACAAATAGGGGTATCATCGCAAAAGCATTAAAAATCGAGGATGTTTCTGCAAATTCTGCTATTAGTGGATCAGTTTATGATGATCTTAAGGGCGTTTTGGATACAATTAATACTGTAACCCCGAATACAATGATTGCTTCACAAGAGGATATTTTTAATATACAGAATAATACTTCATTTAGTGTTGGCTTGCCCACTACTATTACAATACCTGATACAGGTAGCTCTATAGTTGTACCAATTACTATACAGTTATGTGATAGTGAAAATAACCCAGAAGATCCAGATGATAATGAAATAGCCATAAAAGGTAGATATATTAATTTACAAGCATATATCTCTTCTTTTTATGATGATGAAGATCATTTGACAGGGAGCACTGAATCAACAACATGGACGCCATATTTTTATAAAACTGTTCGTAAATCAACAGGTGTGTATGAAATATATTGGTATGCACCGCATCAAGTAAACCAGGATAGTATTGTATTTACTTTTAAGTATAAAGAAGGAGCCCTGGAAAAAGAATATACAAGAGTTATACAGCAATTTCCTTTAGAGATAGGTAGCGCAATACTTGAAGACAATGTTACAAATAAGACAATAATTGCAGAAGCTTTAAAAGAAATTAATGTTTCAGCTATTTCAGAGGTATCAGGTAGTATATATTTTGATTTATTATCTAATATAGATTTAATAGTTGATAAATTACCTGATGATACAATCTCAAAATTAGCACTTGATACAGTTATTGATACTGATTTAACATTAGGGTTATGTTTTGAATTAGTCGCTGCAATGGTCGATGGTAGGATATTAAAGGATTCACCGAATACAGGTGATTTAACTTTTTATAGACGCAATAATGCAACACTATTAACTATAACAAGAACAACATCAACTGAGCGCACAAGGATTGAACCATAATGATTTTTAAAAGTGTAATAATTTTTGGTCAAGATAAACCTTTACGAATGAGTAGAATTGCTTCATTTGGTTATTTTGAATGGGTAGAAATTATTGCAGAAATAATACCTAATCACCCAGAAATTGCAGTTAATTTATTAATAGAACAATTTAAAAATAGTACAAATTTAAAGAATTTAATACGTTGTCAAGTTTTACGTTTACAAGAGTTAGAGGATGTAATACAAGCATTTTTTAAAATAAGGGATATTTCACAAGCATTTGGTGATAATTTAAATATTATAGGTGCAATAGTTGGTGAGGATCGTTTAGGTTTAAACGATAGCGACTACAGAATAGCAATACGTAATAAAATTTTATTGAATCATTCTTATGGACAACCAGAAATATTGATTACTGCTATTAATATTGTAGCAAAAGCAAAACGCCAAAACTATAGGGAATTTATTTCAGCGATAGTGTATATTGATTTTAACACTAATCAAATACCAAGCAGTACATTAAAATCATTTATAGAATCTATTGCATTGGCTGGAGTAAAAGTCATTTTAAAATTTAATGCAAATGAGGATTATAATTTTGCATTTAAAGGTGAAAATGGTTTACTGAACATTAAATTTAGCATGGGATTTGCAGAGAGAGATAATGGATTCTTAGTAGTAGATGGTGGGAGAATAATGGATTTAATTTCTTAACAAAAGGAAAAAAAATATGACTAAACCGAGTTTATATCCTGAATGGGCAACTGATGATATTATAAATACAATTTATAACACACCGAATAAATCTGAACCAGACGCAACACATAAATCATTAGGTTATGATTTACAAGAAATGCCAGATAGACAATATATGAATTATCAGTTTGATTTGATTAATAAATGGATAAAATATTTTACAGAAGAAAGAACTAAGATTTATACTGGTAATACTGATGCAAGTAGTTTAGATACATTTATAACATTATCAGATAATTTTGCACACAATACTGATTTTATTTTAGCTGTAAAACTACATATTGCATCGCCAACAAATAGATGGTTTTATTTACCTAACCCTAATATAGTTCCTTTTCCAACAGTTGATCCATACTGGATAGTTTTATATGGATTCACAAATAAAATATGTATTACAGTTCCTGATACTGGTATGAGAGATAGACCGTATCAAATTTTAGTTATAAAAAGTATATAATATGTTATTAAAAGATTTACTAATTCCAATAATTTGTTTCTTTGCTGTTATATTACCAACAAGTGTAATTACATTTTTAATCCATAAAATGATAGAAGACGGTTTTAAAAAATTAGATTCATATAAAACTGAAATAGCTAATTCACTGGAATTACAACTTACTGGTATAAAAGATAATTTGAATTTACGTTTTAATTTTTTTGAACATAGGATCAATTCACTGGAGGAAAATAATAAAAAAAATTGTGATTTTATAAAACAGGTAAAAAAGGTATCTTGTTTAATTGTAGATGATAACCAACATCAAAGAAATTTTATTAAAGAATTTCTTATGTTTAATTTTTCAGAATACAATCTTTTTATTTGCGAGGCGTCAACATATAATGAAGCAACACAATTAATACAAAGTAGGGAATTTGATATTGCGATTATAGATTATTGTTTAAATGATAAAACAGGCATAGATATTATAAAATATTGTAAAGATAATAATAAATTGGTTGATAATATTGATGGTGTATTTTTATATAAAATTATTTTGTATACTTCTTTTGAGAATTTACAAGGCTTAGTAAATTTACCAATAGGTATTGAAAATTGTATATTGATAAAAAATAATACAAATATAGGGTTTAATAAATTAAAAAGCAAGGTATCTTCTATTTTAACTATATAAGTATTTTCACACAAAATTCACACTTTTTATAACTATACATATATTTACATTGCGGTTTTTATATTTATTTAATATTATAATATAATATAGTATATGTATATAGTTATAAAAAATGTGTTTTTTGTGTGTTTATACTTTGTAAATTAATATAAAAAATATATAATTGTAAGTTATTGAATTTAAATAAGTTATAATACTACTTCTTTATAATTATTTTTTTTAAGTATTAAGCATAAAAATTTGAAAAAATAATAGATTGCAAGTCATTGATTTATATAAATTAAAAAATACACCATAAAAAAAATAAAAAAAATATTGACTTTTATTGGCATTAGTGTTATATTTTAGTATATAGATAAGATAACCAAACATTAAACAATCTAAAAAAGGGGTTTGTATGAGTATAAAAAAATCAGAAATTAGAGAGACAGTATACAGCAGCAAAGAGGCAGCAATTATAGGTATGTGGCGATACTACAACAGTCATATACGATATATCGTTGGTAACCCATTAGTGGGAGATAATGGAACAGTATTGCAATGGTGCAATAACGGAAAAACAGAATATATGACAGTTACAACTGGAGATCAAAATAGGAACCTATATAACCCATGGTTACTAATTAAATCCTGGATCGAAAGGTAAAAAATTTTATGAATAATTTAATAAATAAAAAAATTATTGAGCGTAAATATTTAGGGTACTTAATTGCAATGGCAGCAATCAGACATAAAACAGGCGCTATATATAGATGTAATAATAAAAAATGGTCTGAGTGCATTATGGTAGAAATAATAAATAAAAAAATTATTGTTGTTTTTTGGTTTGACTTATTGATAGATACTGATTTGCACCACAGAACAACATCATTATTAATGATTGACTATGATAAATTAATGGAGGTAAAATAGTATGAAGAAAGAAATCGGCAGTATTTTAAAAATTACACTTACTGTTAAAAAAAATGGTATTGTAAAAAATTTCTCGAATATTACAATTAAGGAGATTTCTTCTTGTAATTGTAATGGATTTTTTATACCTAATTATAATGATATGCAAAAATTTTATAATTTTATCGGAAATGATTTTACCATAACAGATAAAAATACTTTTATCATTGTAGATAAAATTATAAAATGGTATAATAGTAGCAATTTATTTTTAAGGTTGTTCCCTTCATACAATAAATTTTTTATCAATGAGGTTGCATATCATACACCAGCTACATTAATAATTCCGTTTCCGCAAATTGAAAAAATATTAAAAATACGATTTAAAAAGCAGCATATACATAGTTTATAATGTACGTAACCACAAAAAAAGGAGTTTTTTATATGTCACATAATTTAGAGATTAAAAATGATAAAGCAAGTGCAGTTTTCGCTATTGATGAAAAAGGACTTCCCTGGCATAAATTAGGCACGATGGTAAATAATGCAATATCTTGGCAGGATTGTATCAAGTTAGCTAATCTTGACTTTGAGGTAAAAAAATTTCCACTATACAGGGAAAATCCTTTTTATAACACTGATAAAAATAACGAGTATGATTCGTGGGGTAGCTTTTTTGTACCCAGTTATGCGGTAGTCAGAATGGATAAAACCGATAATACGGGATATTTGGGCACTGTTGGCGAAAAATATGAACCTATTCAAAATAAATATATGTTTGAATTTGTTGATACGTTGCTTGAAAATATTAATGGCGCTCATTATGAAAGTGCAGGAGTTTTAAAAAATGGTGAACAAGTGTGGTGCTTGGCTCGTGTGCCTTATGATTTTACAGTTGGCAAAAATGATTTACATAGAACATACTTACTTTTCCAAAGCAGCCATGATGGCAGTATGTCAAGCACATGTAAATTAACTACAGTAAGAGTGGTATGTAATAACACATTAACACAAGCCCTGAATGAAAAAACATTTAATCATATTAAAGTAAAACATACCAAAAATGGTCAAAATAAACTTGATGCTATTAAAGAAACGTGGCAAGGTGTGCAACAAACAGTAAACTCACTGCAAGATAAATTTAATATTTTAATAAATCGAGAAGTCACCGGAACACTATTTAAAGACACAATGAACAAACTTTTTGGTGATGATTGGATAGATTCAACAAGGAAAATCAATGTTGTTGTAAAAATAGCTGAAATTTTTGATAAAAATGATAATAATTCTTTTCCAGAGCAACGCGGTACTGCTTTTAACCTGTTAAATGCAATTACAGACTATACAGATCATGAAAAATCAGTTAAAGAACATAATGGTTATACAGAATCAACAAGTAGAGCTTATAGCGCAATTGCGGGCACTGGAGAAGTGTTAAAACAAAAAGCTCTACAGGTAATTTATGAAAATGTTATAGAATCCCTTCCAGTGAAGCAAGATAAAAATGATGCAATTGGCAATATTTTAAATAAGATAAGTCTTAATTAATGATTTTTTTTATTAACTAAATTTATAACAATTTTTTAAAGGAGTATTTTTTTTATGTTTACAAAAAAACCAAGTACTGTTATTTCAAAGGCAATTGCTGAAAATAAAGCGAAGGAGGTAAAAAAACTTGTTGAGGTGAAAAAACCTGATGTGAAAAAACCTATACAAGAGGTAAAAAAAGAAATTGTGTTAGATGTGAAAAAAAGGGTTTTACTTGAGGGGTGCCCATTTAAGTCTGCAAAACAGTTGATTGTAAATCGTTTATTAGGTCGAACGATGACAGATGAGGAAATAAGTGATGAGTTATTAAAATGGTTTCCTGAGATAAAAAATGGTGGATTTATACCGCATTATCGCAGTCATTTAAATTCTGGAACAAGGTATTTACCTGATGGTATGACTGCACCCGTCCCAAAATTAATAAGGATTAAAAAAATTAATTTGGTTGAAAAATCAAAAGTTATAAAGCCTATTGATGTTAAAAAACCTGTTGAGGTGAAAAAACCTGATGTGAAAAAACCTATACAAGAGGTAAAAAAAGAATTTAGAGAGGAAAAAGTTGGAGATGTTATTGTAAATAGAGGTACACCAAAGAAAAAATAATTCTTATAATGTAAATTAAAAAAATGGTATAGGTATTTTATACCATTTTTTTTAAAAATATATATAGGTTAATATGTTGATTTTAAATAAATTACATAATATTATAAAAAAAAATAAAAAAATTATTGCATTTTTTTTAATTTAATATTATATTATTACTATGTTAAAACATCAAATAAAAATGTTGAGTTATCTTAACAAAAATAAACATGGTGCTTTATTTTGTGAAATGAGAACACAAAAAACTTTACCAATGATAAAACATATTATTATAAAAAAATTATATCCTGCTTTAATACTTTGCCCTAATAGTGCAATTGCAGGTTGGGAATACTGGTTGAAATTTGGTTGTAATTTTGATGAGTATATTATTAATAATTTTAATAATGATGATACCAATAAAATTAATATATATAATTTAGAAAAATTAAGAGTAAATCCACAATTTTTATCAGGTATAAATTGGAAGTGCATTGTGCTTGATGAAAGTCATAATATAAAAAATCCTAAATCCTTATTATGTAAATTACTTCTTGGTCAAAAAATAACCTCTAAAAAAACTAAAATTAATAAATTAAAAAATTTTACAGCCTGTGTTGATGCTGAATATAAATATATTTTATCAGGATCACCAATAGAATATAATGAATTAGATTATTTTAATCAATTTAAATTTTTAAATTTTTTTAAAGATGCACTTACCTATTATCAATTTAGAATGCAAAATTTTTATTTAGCTGGGTTTAATTGGAAATTAAGAGATGTTGGAAAAAAAATAATTGCACAATGTTTAAATAAATGTTTACAATTAACAAGAGAAGATATAGGATTTAAAAATAAAAAAATCTATGTTCAAAGAAGTATTGCACCATGTTCTGAATTTAAACGTATTTATAATAAATTAAAAAAAGAATTTACTTTAGAGTATAAAAAAGAAGAGAAATTTACAAAATGGGTACTACAGAAATATATATGGTTAAAAAAATTATGTGGTGGATTTACAGAAGATATTTTTAAATTTAATCAAAAAGTAAAAGAATTACATTATCTTATAAATTCTGAATTAAAAGGAAATAAAATCATAGTTCGCTGTGAATTTATACAAGAGGTAGAGCTATTACAAACATACTTTAATAAACATTGTATTGATAATATTACAATGACAGGTAGTAATACTAAACGCCATCCAATATTGCTAAATACATTTAAACTAAACAAATATTTATTGTTATGTTTTACAACAAATGATGTTTTGGTTGAAGGCGTAGATTTATCATATATTGATACATTAATATTTTATAGTTCACCAGAGAGTAGCATTATACGTAAACAAATCGAAGATAGACATATCTCATTACACTATAATAAACCAATACTTATTATAGATTTACAATATGAGAAAACACTTGATATACATATATTCAAAGGATTACAGAAAAAATATGATAGACAGAAAATCATCAAGCAATATGTGGTGCAGCATTGATCCTGGTTTAAATACAGCTATTGCGATATGGAAAGGAAAAAATTTAATTGATAAAATTGAATTTTCCTTAAAAGATAAAGGGTTTACAATTGAAAGAAAATTATACTTAATGAAAATAACTTTAAATGCTAAAATCTGTAAATATCTTAGAGAAATTACTATTGTACATATAGAATCTGTTCAATTATGGAGTGGATCTGCTTTGTCGTATACCGCTGGGGTGAGAGGAGATTTATTTGATTTATCTTATTTAATAGGTATGTATTTTGAGTATTTCCAAAGTAAAGACAAAAATGTTTATCTTACTCCAGCGAGTGAATGGAAGGGGCAAGTATCATACACTGCATTAAATTTTAGAGTTAGAAAAATAATGAATTTTGATTTATTAACAAATTATTCGGAACATATTATCAATGCTGTTGGATTAGGTTTATATATACAGGATAGGTTTTAAAATGAAGTGTGAAAGATGTAATTTATATAAGTTTAAACATGGTGAAGGATTTACCCCATATTTACAAATAAATAATAAATGTAGTAAAAAAGGATTTATTGCTTTTATATCTGATTACCCTGATACTACTGAAGAAATATGTAAAACAAAATTTCTTACTGCACATGGTAAACTACTATTAAATTTACTAAAGAAGAGTTTTTTATTTAAGTACAATTGGATATTTTCATCGTGTGTTTTATGTGTACCAAGGATGACTATACAAGAGAAAAGAGATCCAACAAAAGATGAATTAAATATTTGTTTTAATAATACTATAAAATTTTTAGAAGATAAAGAAATTTCCTATTATGTACTAATTGGTAAATTTGCTCAAAGTCAATTCAAAACATTTAAACCAAATTGTAATTTAATAAAATCTGAAGTGGTTTTATTCGCTGGAGGTACTTCTTCCAGCGAATATTTATATAATTTACAAAAACTAAATGAGGTAAGGAGTTATCTACATGGTTAATTTATCAAAAGAACAGTCTGTAAAGATTATTGAGTTTATTGAAGAAAACGGTTTAACTCAATCAATGGTTAAACAATATTTTAATTGTAAATGGAAATTTTATTTAAAGTTATCTGGATTAACTTTTAAATGTAATTCAAATAAAAATACCGAATTTGGAACTATTGTGCACATCATTCTTGAAAAATGGTATAAAAGTAGAGGTTTACAGTTTAAAAATTCAAAAATTCTTTCTAATTTTATTAATACAATATCAGATAAATATGATATGTTTTTTAGAGATGATGTTGATGAAAAGAGAAAAATTTTTTATACAATGTTAGCATACTTTAAAATTTATGAAAATGATTTTAAAAATAATGAGGTATTGGCTATTGAAAAAACATTTATAAATAATAAATTCGATCAAAGTGGTAAAATAGATTTAAAATATAGAAATACTAAAAAAAATTGTATTGTTATTATGGATCACAAAACAAAGAGCAGAATTGAGGAGGATAAACTGTTTGAAGGTTTGAATTTAGATTTTCAATCATTATTTTATTTACTTAATGAAAATGATACAACACAGGTTATAATTAACGTTATAAGAAATTCACAAAAAAAATCTTATGACATAAGTTTTTACAATGAAATTTTAAGGGAACCTGAATATTACTTTAAACGTTATAGTATAACATATACAAAAAAAGATATAAGTAATTTTTTAACTTTATGGAACAAAATTAAAGAAAATATTATGGATGATATTGAAACATTAAATATTTTTCCTAATTTTTTTCATTGTACTGATAATTTTAAATGTGAGTATTTAGGTTATTGTAATAAAAAATGTAAGGTTAATAATAATTATGAAATAAAACAATTTACTTATGAGGAGTTAA